TACGCATGGCAAACAGGATCCGCACCTGCGCGATGACTTCTTCTTCGGACAGGTGCGGAGAAGCGCCCATGCGATAGGTGCTGCCGTCGGTGAACGTGACCTCGGCGATCCAGTCGTCTCGTGTCCGGACCGTTGTAGGCCAGAGCCTCACGATTCGTCCCAGAGCTCGATCGGGATCGCGCCGCCGGCAAGCGCCCAGTTGAACGAGACGGCCGCGTCTCCGGTCTTGGCCACGCTCATGGCGATCTCGCTGATGACCGCCGTCAGGATCATCGTGCAGACGCCGGTCGCGGTCGTCGCGGCGGTTCCGCTGCCCTTGGCGTGAAGGTAGATGGTCGATCCTCCGGTCTGCCAGTCGGCCGTATTCACGCCCGGACCTGTCGAGGTCGCATCGGCACGCAGGAATCCGCCGGCCGATCCGTTCGCGTCCCAGACGCCCAGACGCCGCCGGCGACCGAAATCAGAGAAGCCGGTGATGTCCGAGACCTGCCGCGAGAACGTGCCGTTCCACGCGTTGAACTGCGCGAAGTGATCGCCGAGAACGACGCCGCCATCATTGCCTACGAGGTAGCTCATGTCAAGAACCCTTTATCGCGGTGAGCCTGAACCGCGACGACGTTTCAATCGCGTCATCCTGCATCGCAGGGACGCCGCGTGATTCGGCTCGAATCACGACCCGATCATATCCGATAGCGGTAAGCGTCTTGTTGTCGAGCATGGCGTGCAACTTCTCGGCAGATCCTGCCGCGACATTCAGTCCGGAAGCGTGCGCGTGATACTGCATTACCTCTATCTCGTACGTCTCGCGATCGGTTCCAAAGGTCTGCTCGATATCGGCGCGAACGATGCCATAGACCGCGAGCGGAAGCGTTGTATCAGCCGGAGCCTCGTTCACGTAAACGCGTCCTCCGAGGCCCTGAAACCAGGAAGTGGCAGCGGTCTCGGCGATACTTGCTGCGATTGACTGCAAGAGCGCTTGCATCAGAGTCGCCCCAGGTTGAGCTTGCGGATCTGCTCGTTCACGTAGTCGCTGAGGATCTGCACAGCCTGCGGCGCGATCTTGTCGATCGCCGGCTGCACGTATGGCCTAGCGTCGATCCTTTCATTGCCGTCTTCAAGAGCGGCCGCGTACTTCTTGTTTGATCCGATGCGATAGCCGAGACGGCGTCCGGTCGCGATGCGATTCGGCGCTCCCTGCCATGAACGGCTCAGGTCGCCGGTTTGCTTTGCCGGCGGCTCGCCTGCACGACTCGATCGTCGCAGGCTGCCCGGATAACGAACGCCAGTACCGGCTCCGGAGATCGACACTTTGATTGTCGTCTGCAACGTCAAAGCCAAGCGTGATAGACCGCGATCCATGCCACGTAGCACGGCCTCAGCGATCTTGTTTGGATCGAAGTTGTGTAGAGCATCAGCCACGCGGCAGATCCTCTTCAAGCGTCGCGATCAGGTGATACAGGCTGTCCGCTGTCGAGCGATCGTCAGGCACGCGTACCGAATCGACGCGGTACGTGCGAACCTCGCTGGCGATCGTGACCGCGAGCAGGTCATTCGCCTTTAGATCCTGCGAGCCGTCACAGTAGAGCGTAGCGCCAAAGCGCACGTTCTCGCGACCGTAGCGGAGCGCAACGCCGCCAGACCCAATCTGGAGGTAGCCGCTTATGGCTGCGGTCGCCGTGCCGGCCGTAGTGGATTGAGCCGCGCCGCCGGCCGCATCGCGAATCCAGACCGGACGCGTCCTAGTCATCGTCCGACCATACGCTGAGATCAGCGATCCGATGCTCATCGGATGCGTACCCTCGCTCCGAGCATCCCGCGAATCTGCTGCACGATGCGACCCGTCGCCGCCACGCTGTAGGAATAGTCGCCAAGACTCTCGCTCGTCACGCCCAGATCCTTCTTGCGGTCCCGATACAGGCTTGCTGCCGTCTCAAGGCACGCTTGCTCTATGTCGAACGGCACGACATCGACGCCGCCGTTGTAGGCCACGAGTACCGAACGATACTCCGCCGGAAACTCAGTCGCCCAGTGATCGCTCGGGAACGCGTCCGAGACCATCGAGATGATGCCGGCCTCGTGATAGACGCGGAGGTCGGCGGTCGTGTCCCACGCTGCGGAAAGATAAGCCGTTGTCGTGAGCACGTTCACGCCGGCTCGCGGATGCAACTGGTACGCGGAGAAGTCTTCGATGGCCGACGCATCAAATCCTGTGACCGTGTTGATGTGCGTCGCGAGTTCGGCGGTCGTCTCGTGATTCGCAAACTGAACCTGCGTCTGGTGCTCTTGCCCCGTCGAGTCCATCCGATACAGTCGCACGTGTGACGGCGCCACCTCGATCGTCGCGATGATGTCTGTCGATCCGGCCGATGCCGAGACGCTAAGCGCATTCTGCGAGCCGAACGCGACGTACTTCACGTGATTGATCGGGCGCACCTTCACGCCGATCTGATCCGTTCCAAGGCTATCGTGCCATTCGTACAGGTTGCGTGACTTGATCGGTCGGCCCAGGATCGACTCGATGAGCGCCGATGCCCGGTCGATGGATCGCTCCAAAATCGTCTCGTCAATCGCGGCTGCGATGCCAAGGTACGACTGGAGATTCGCGAGCGTGGTCAGTGAGTTCGGATCGACGGCCATTCAAGTCCTCGCGTATGCCGGCTTCCCGCTGGTGACGTACTCGTTATGGTACTGGTGCCTTGCGGCGAATCTGTCGTCAGGCCACGAGATCATCACCTGCATATGACCGATGCGGACGCGGTTCGCCTGCCAGACCTTGTAGCCGGCTCGCTTCCACTGCCGCCAGAACTGGATGTCGTCGTCGATTCGGCCTTCGCCCCAAGTGCCATCCGGAGCAGGCTGCCCGTGAAACCACGGTAGCGGCAGGCTTCGCAGGGCGCTCGCACGAATGAGCGTAAGGCCAAAGTGCGCGGTCGCGACTTCGAGCGCCGGCGCGTTTACCTCGTCAGCCGTGAGCGACGTACGCGGATTGCCTTCGGCGTCCTCGCAAGTGATAAGGACCGTCTGTCGCTCGCGGCCGATCTGCATCGCCGCGACCGCGTCGAGGTTCCGTTCCGTCGCAAGACGGTAAAGCGCGATCACGTCCTCCTTCTGGAAGATCGTGTCATAGTCGAGCGTGAGTACCCATTCGCAAGACGGCTTCTTCAGCGCTTCGGCGAAGAGGCGCGAAAGGCACTGTCCCCAGAATGCCCCGGTGTGCTTGGTGATATTGATCTTGAGCGGGATCAAAGCGCCGATCGCGCAGAACATGTTCTCTGTCCACGCAAGCCTGGGCATCGAGACCAGCGCTTCTACGTTCGGAAGCGTGTTGATCGCAGGCAACTTCCGGGCCGCTACTCCGATTGTCCATTGCCCTTCGCCTTCCGACCACGCCTGGCAGTCCTCAAGACCGGCTTTCCGAAGCGTCTCGATGAGCTTCGTCCGATTCCAGAGCGAGCCGTGCTCTCCGATCTTCCCGCAGACGATCGGCTCGATCTCGTGACTCGTGCCGCTCTTGTAGGCATCCACGGCTCGATCGAAGTCCGGAACGCTGACTCGCAGCTCCGCTCCCTCGCGGAGCTTCGCAGTCCATCGCGCTACGGCCTGCGTCGCGGCCTCTCCGACGAATCGCTCGAGCGACTCGCGGACCTCGATCACGTCGCACGTTTCATCCTCGTAGGGCAGGTTCGCAGCCTGCTCGATCGGATGCTCCGATACCTGTCCGTCCTTGGTGACTCGGATCATTCTGCTTCCCTGTAAACGGCAAGGCCGAGCGCCAACGTGACGCTCGGCCATGCCGGCCAAACCGTTGCGGTGCGGATGGTATCAGCCGACCGCGTTGAAGTAGAGCGTGCCGGCAGCGGTCGCCGAGATCGGCGCCTGCCCGGCATTGTCAAGGACACAAAGCGCGTCCATCGTCGGAGTGTTCGAGGACGCACGCAGACCGAGGCGCAGGTAGCGCTTCTTGCCGCGGAGGTCCACGTTGACGACGGCGAACGCGTCCTGATTCGTCAGGGCCGTGCTGTTGATCTGAGTCGGGAGACCCGAAGAGATCGAAGTGATGGCAGCGAAAGACGCGGTGTTCGTGTCGTCAGCGTGCTCGATGGTGACGAGCGAGGGAACCGACGAGACGGTCGCCGAGCGCGCTCCGATGATGAAGGTCGCCGAGTCGAAGCCGCGCACGTCGAGCGTGTTGCCGTAGACGTTGGCGGTGGCCGTGCCGACCGTCTGCGGGACGAGAGCGACGCGAGCCTTGATGTTCTGAGAGGGAACGGACATGGGTGGAAAGTCCTTTCAAGGCGGAGCCGGCCTAAGCCGGACTCCGCCGAGGGAAGAAGGCTGATGGATCAGAGCTTGAGAGCGACGATCGGACCGGCGTCCGTGGCGTCGCCGAGGTTGGCGCACTTGATGTCGAAGCGCTCGGTGCCGCGAACGGCGATCTCGTCCTGCTCGAACGCGTTGAGCGCCGAGTCGGAGAACGCGATCGAGGTCTGCCGCCGGTCGCCAAAGTAGGCGGCCATCGACAGATCGCCGAACAGACACTGAATGGTGTCGGCGGTGTAGGTCTTCCGCATGACCTGCACGAACTCGACCTGATACCCGAAGAGCGTCGGAACCGCGTTCCCGTCGCGAACCTCGCGAGCGGTCACGCCGCCAGAGGCGTAGACGAGACGCTCAAGGCAGGCGTGATAGAACGCCTTCGAGCAATAGAACTTGCAGTTCGGCGAGTCGGCGTAGGCCGGCAGCTTCGCGACAAAGTTCATCAAGTCAGACATGGCGAGCGCGGCGTAGTTCGCCACGTTCGCATCACTGATTCCGATCGCCGATGAGATGCCCTCGATCTCGGGAATCACGCCGACGATGCCGCCGTAGGTCGACGTGCCGTCGCCGTTGAATCCGCACTCGTCCTCCTTGAGCGCGAACGCGTACGCGATCTCGTTGGCGATGTCGTCGCCAAGGTTCACGATGGCGTCCTCGTTGAGCTCGTTGCTCGCGGTCGTGAGGACCATGAACTTCTGAGCGACGAGGTTGACCTGGTCGAACACCTGCTGAGACTCGGTGCCGGCAGCGGCCTCGCCGACCGCATAGGCGGTGAGCGTGGTCTTGCGACGCGGCATCCGCTTGGTGTCGCTCGCCATCGGCACGTTCTTCGCGTTGCGGCGGAAGACGCCGTAGCGCTCGCGAAGCGAGATCAGCGACGACTCGAACTCCTCAGGGACGAGGAAGCCGCCGGCGCTGTTCACGCTCTCGGTGTGACCCTTGGTGACGATGCCGTTGGCATTGCACCAATCGAGGCTCTTGCGATGACCGCGAGCGGCCATGATGAAACGGCCGAAGCGGTACGCTTCATCGGCCGACTTGAG